CACCTTTATAACTTTTAGGTAATTTATCTCCATAAGCAATACGTAGTAATTGTAAACAATCTAATTTTCCATACTTATATGGTTTATCAACTATCTTATTTAATTCTTTAACATTAATCATTTTGGCACTCTTCCCCACCAAATTTCTTTCTCTTGCAATTCTGGCAAAAATCTAAACCCTCTAAAATGAAGTGTGTTTCCCAAATATGAACATCTTTCATAAGTTTTATCACACCAAGTTTCAGTTCCATTATATTTACATGTGTTTGGGTCCTTGAATCTCCATATACACGTTGGTGAATGTACATTAACTGTTTGATCTTTCCATCTAGACATTTCATCCATCAAAGTTAACTGTAACTTTTTATCATCGAATTCTACTTCACTAACAAATCCATAAAACAAATTTAATCTACCAATAACATTTAAATTATTGTCAATTGCTGCGAACCATAGTCCAGAATTTGTCCCTCTTATATCTTGATTTAATACAATAGATGCTAATTCAAGACCAACAGTGTCAAAGTCTATTGTTATACTTTGAACAGAATCACCTAGTGACAAATCAACGTTATTTAAATTGAAAGGGAATGCTCTATATTTGTTATTATTATACCAAATATCTTCATCAATGTTTACATAATATATTGGAGTACTTAATTCAAGATCAAACATATAACATGTAAATGAAATTTCAGATGATAGCTCAGTTGCTAATTCTGGTGGTATTGTTATCATTACCTTACCTCAAATAAAGTTATTCCTATACTTTGTATTATATTAGTAAATCTATATTTGGTAAGAATGTCATCTTTGAATCTAACTTTTAATCTTAATCTTCCATTGAAATCACATGTGATTAATGAACCAAGTGATGGTGCTGTACTAAATACAATTTGATCTTCTCCATTTACGCCAGTACCAGCACTAAATGTATATCCAGCTGTCCCAACCTGTTGTTCTACACCATCTATATATACTTTTAATGTTGTTTCATCTATTTCTTTTCCAGGTAAATCAAAGGTTACAACAGTACCATCCCCACGACCAACAAATTCATCAATCCAATTTTGTTTTAAATAATCAAACCAATAGAATGATTCATAACTACCTTTTCTTGCTACATAAAAATTCCATAGTGTTTCAGTTTCTTCTTGTGTAATATATGGGAATTTTAGAGTAACACTGCGCCTTGGAAACCTCCATTTTCTACGTCTAAATTCAATACCAGTATCAAACTGTGTTATAACAGTTCTGTATCTAGATTCTATTTCTAATGGTGATGATGGTTTTATAGTTTCAGGGAATACTTCCACTTTACAAACTCCCTATTATATTAGCTAATACCCCACGTCTATCAATATTGTTTTTAACTGCCTGTATAATTGGGCCAGGATTTCTACGTACATAGTCTTCAAATGTTTTTACATCAATAGCATTTATAATAATAGTATTATAAGTTTGGTGCCCCATTCTTTCTAATTTTGACTCAGGTATAATCCATTCTGGCTCTTTTTCTCCAACAAGGGCTACAGTTGGTTTATCTATATACCCACCAGAAGCAAAAGCAGGTAAAGATATTTCTTCAGACATGTTTGATAAATTCAATCCCATTGTATCATAACTACCACCTAATGACAGCAATCCTCCAAATGATGGTAAAGAAGACATCATTTTCATTTGTATCCATGAAGATACCCATGCAGATACCATTTGGGCAACAATATTTATAAAGAAGTCACAAAAATCAGTTAGCTGTATTTTAGTATTTGTTATCCAACTTTCAAATATTCCGCCTATTCTATCAGGAACACTTTCCCATATTTTTTGGATCTTATCGGAAGCAATTCGATGCCAATCTGTTAATTTCTCTAAATTGTCTTGGTATACTTTATCAAGAAGTTTTAATTTTTCTTCTAATAATGGTTTTTCTTCATCTGTAGCTGTTAATAATTGTTCTTGTAATTTTAATCTTTCTGATAAATATTTATAATATAATTCTTCAACCTTTTTCACTCTATTATCGCGTATTAATTCTGTCTCCATTAATCTATTTTCTATACTAAGTTCATCTAATTTCAATATTTTTAATTTTTCTAAATAATTTATCTGTTTTTCTGTTCTAGATAAAAGTTGTGTTTTATTTTCTGGTGTAAATTTTCCAGCGGCAACATCTCCAATTCTTTCATATGCTTTTTTTAATTGTTCATTAATTCTTCCTATAGAAGTTGTTGGTAAAGAACTTTCTTGTAGATATTTTTCATATAATGTCTTCCATTTTGCCTTTTCTTTTTCCAACTCCAAAGTCTTATAAAGTTTTTTAACTTCTTCGTCTTTAACCCCAAGTAATTGTAAATCAAGTTGAAGTTGTTGTATTTTATCTTTTATGATTTGTTGTTGTATTTTATCTGTTGTACTGTAAAATGCTATTTGTTGTGTAAGAATACTTTTGTTTAATAAAAGACTATTTGTTATATAAGTTTCAATGTCCTTAGTATCGTCTCTAGTATTTTTAATTTTAAGTAATATTTTTTTTATGTTATTTAATATTGATTGTCTGTTTTTTAATTTTTCTACTTCTTCCTCTGATAAATTATTCTGTGTTAGTAATTGTTTAGCTATTGCTGCCTGTTCACCATGTATAATATTTAATACACCAGGTATATTTTCTATTGCTAATTTTCCAGAATATATCCCTAATTTATCAAGTACTTTTTGTAAATAATTAAGTGCTGGAACAAATGCTTGTGTACTATTTTTCAGTGTGTTTAACACATTAATTTGTTTTTGTAATTTATCAACTGGAATTGATTTTTTTAATTTCTTAAATGTTTTATCAAAATCATCTATATTACTTGATACAGCTTGTGTTATTGTTGATAATGTTTTCAATATATTATTATAATTTTCTACTTCAGTATTTATTTCTTTCTGCTTTGGAATTAATTTTTCTACTACAGATAGATATCTTTCATTATATAACGAGCTCCCTTTTTGAGTATATAAATCTGATAATGTTACATTTTTAGGAGATGGAGCATTAGGTGTAAATATGCTATGTAATATTTGATCAGTACTACCAGGAGTAGCCCAATATTTTATTGCTTTTGTTGTTTCAGGATTGAACCAAAACCACCGACGCGACACATCTTTAATATTTTCTACCCACCAATTAAAACCAGTTTTTGATGTTTCCAGTGTCTCTTTGCCTTTTTCTACACCTTTACCAACAAATCGTAATGTTATTACAACAGGTTCTTTTAATAAAGCTAGTTTCTTTATTATATACTCAATACTGTCTCCAATTTTTCTAAAGGTACTAACAACATCTTTACCGTTTTCTGTAAGGTTTCCTGTAAAAGTTTGTGTTGCTTCATCAAATTCCCAAAACTTTTTCAAAAGATTAAATAAACCAGTTACAACAAAATCATAAAAATGCTCAAAACCCTGTTTTCCAGCCAGTTCAAAGAATGACTTCCAAGAAGTAGTAATCCCACGAAACGTCAATTGAATATCTTTACCAGCATAACCAAATGCCGCCAGCATTTTATTAATATTTTTTTGGAAGGTTCCAAGTCTTCTCCACTGCTCAACATGCTCTTTAAATTGTGGGTCTATTGTTCTTAGTAGTCTTGCTAAAACAGCATACTGTTCATTAGTAGCACCAAATATTCCACGTGTTTCTTGTAATAGTTGTAATTCTAATCTTTGGCCTTGTGTTAAAATATATATTGCATTTGCTAAATTCAATATAAATTTTCTACTCTCTCCAGATGCTAAATTAATGTGTTCACCAAAACTCTCAATAACTACAATCATGCGCATTAATTGATCTGTAGTTACTGGAGTTTGAGCTGATATAGCAACAAGCCGTTGATAAAAATCATCTAAATTCTTCTTTTCTCGTTCATAGTATCGACCAACAGTAGATATATCTGATCCACCAGTAGCTAACATTGCGCGTACTGCTGCTAGAGAAATTATAGCAGTACGAAATTTTTCTACTGAATTTATAGCAAATGAAAAACCAGCTCCAATACCACGGATAATACGCTCAAAACCACGTAGAATAATCTCAATTCTTACAACAGTCCATGCCAATTTCCTAAATGATCCATATAAATTTTCTGTTTTCTTTTGGTACTCTCTAGTAGAAATAGAACTTCGTTCTACTGTATTAGTAAGCGAATCTAATTTTGATTTTGTTATTGAAGTTGTCTTTGATAATTGTTCTAGTGAATTACTTAATTTAGTAAAATCCTTTACACCTTCTTTTACTTTTTCAAGATTTTTAGCTACTACATCTAGTATTATTCGTACACGCTCATCGCTTGCTGGCATTGTTTTCCTCTACATAATTTAACTCTTCTGCTACTATATAAGCTCCCACAAGATATATATTTGGTAAGTCTAATAACCCATAACCATGTTTTATTGGCAGCCCTGATTCAATTGCTGTGTAAATATCAAAAAATATCTGTAAATAGTTATTAATCTTTACAAATCCTGTTGGACATTCATCAAGCGAACACTTCTCACCAGTACTAAAAGGAATTATATACTTTATATCTGTTTCCCATTCTACCTTATTAATAAAAGGACAATGTCTTACTTTCTTTAGTTTGTCATCACATTCACTACATTTGAAGTTTTTTGTTATCTTTTTCTTTTGTATAGCTGCCAAAATTCTTACTTTTTTGGGAGTTCACCTGATAATCCAGACAATTCCATAATAAGTTCTAAAATAGCAGAATATGTTTTTACAGAGCTGTTTAAAACGATTGGAACAGCTTTTTCGTCTTCAATACAAGTATTCAACAAATCCTTTTCAAATTCTTTTACTGCTTCTATCTTTTCTTCGCTATCCATATCATCAAGTTCTTTTTGCTTTCTTAGAAATTCATAAGCTTCCTCTCGTGTTAAACCACGTACTTCAAATGTATAACCATCAATAGTAACTTTTGCTTTGTCTACACTATTAAACACCAATTTCTTCATAAAATAATACCCCCTGAGCTTAAATTTTATTATGTAAATGTGATACTTAACTCATCATCACCATTTACTTCAGTAAGTAATAAATTAACATCAAATGTAAGAATATCATCTCTATTAGCATGATCTACACCAGTAAGCTGTGCAGCTGGTGCGTTCATACTATACTTATTACCAACTTCAGATCCAACAGGACCAATAGATAGCGATGCTTTGTGTCCTTGTTTCAATAAACCAATCCAGTCATAATCATTAGCAAATGTGGCTTCTGGATCCAAAGTAGCAGTCATATGTCGTTTTCCAAGTAACACACCTTTAATACCAGTTTCTTCATTAGCATCTTTTCTGATAATTATATTATTACCAGTATCAATGTTAACAGAATTAAATACAAAACTAGTATTGTTATCAAATATAATATTCGCCCCAAGGAATGGAGAAGGTTGTGTAGTTTCATAGGTCACACTTGGAACAGTAATGGTTGTAGGACCACTATAAAGTTGTCCCGTAAATGTGAATTCTAAAATAGCATAATTGCCAACATTTCCTGTAAACTTAAAGTTTCCTCCTGCATTATAAACTACAAATTTATCAGCAGTAGTACCAGATAATCCCATATAAATTTCGAATGCAATAGCAGGTCTAGTAGCACTTCCGAATTCATCTGATGAGGGAGTATATACAATATCAGTAACTATTCCAGCAGTATCAGTATTTACAGTCTTGTTAAATCCACAAGCTTGAATTAATCGTCCAATACGTGGCTCTAATACATTTCCATTAGCATCAACACCAGAACCTTTACATTCTACTTGAAATGTTACTTCTACATATGTTGACGTAACAATTTCACCAGTAGCACCAAGCGTCTGCTTAACAATGTTTCTTTCTGTAGTTTCTCTAATAAATTTAATGTCTGGAGTTTCTAATACTTGTAAAGCATCAGTAGTATAATCAAATGTTGGTAATGAATCTAAATCGGTTTGAAGAGCCGCAACAATTACGGCCTGATTTCTTTGTCTTATGCCCATATCTTTAACCCCCCTATTAACGATTTACAACACGTGTATAGTATGTTTCTAACACAATATTAGCAAACATAAAAGGAAACATCCAACCCTCGTCTGTATCTATTCTAATAATTCTTATTGGAAAGGCAGAATGTCCACCTAAATACGGGTCATTTTCTATTCTTTTTTCTATTTGTGATATTAAATCATTCAAAAATGTGCTTACTTTATTTACATTACTTCTGTCATCTATTATCCTAAGATGGACCTGAAATGCAGCAATCATTCTTGGTCCTTCATAGTTACGTATTTCTTCTCCATCTATAACAGTAATTTGTGGTAATTCACTTGTAGATAGTGCATCAAATGATTTTACTACCCTAGTAACTGTGTTAACTTCAGGAAAATCATTAATAAGATTCAGTATATAATTTATAATGTCCTCACGTTCAGACAAAATAAACTCCTATAATTATTTTCGCTAAGTTTATCTTATGTTAGTGGAATATTGGCGTGTTTTGCTCGGCGAATAGCTCTTGTTATATAATGATATGGTGGGATTCGAACGGATGATTTTAAAATAAATAATGGTATTTTCGCGCCAGCTATGTTCACATATAGTTTGTTTCCTATTCTAAATAAATTA